TATACCATTGTTCTTTTTGGATTTTTATCATTTTTTTATCATTTAATAATTTAAAATATTATTTCATTTGTTTATCTTCAAATTTCCTATCTATCTCTGCACTCTTTATAGCTTCAATCATTTCTTTGTATGCTATTATTATCTCTCAAAACATTTCTACCTCTCATCTTAGATTTCTAAATCTCATTATTTCATTCGCATAATCATCTTCAAATTTTGCTTTACATTTTGCATCAGATTTAAAATCACTATCATTTTTATATTTATTTATATATATTCTTTCTTGTTGTTTTCTTCGTGCTTCTCATTTTCTTTGTTTAAATCTTAATTCAGCAAATTCTATTCTTAATTCTGCTAATAAAAATTGGACTTCTTTAAATAATTCTATATCATATCATAAATATAAGCTATAACATTTTTCTTTTAATTTATCAAATTTTTCTTGTCTTGTCATCTTTGTTCATATTTATATAAAATTTCTTTTATTTTAGTCTTTCATTTTTCAAATCACATTTTTAATTTTTCAAATTTAACTTCATCAGGATATATTCTATATATCAATAAACTATCTTTGAAGTTTGGATTATATCAAACATAGTCCCATCGTTTTCTTCAAGTGATTAGTAAGTTCATTTGTATTTGCCATATATATCAACTTGCTATCGCACTCTCTCATTCTAATATCATTTCAAAATGTTTTTTATCATCAAGACATTTGATTTCTATTCAACCATCATCTCAAACTAAACCATCAGGACTACATCAAATATTTTCTTCATATTCTATAAATCAAACCTCATCAACTATATTTCAAGTAGTCATTTCATATAAGTTTCTTGCTATTGGCTCTAATTCATTTCACCTATCCGTATGTTCATTTGAGAAATGTTTTTTCTCTCAAGTAGATACATATTCAGTTATAAGTTCTAAAATATAAGTATCTAGTCATTTTCAACAATTACCAATAGCAGCAGCGTGACTAGCTGTCATTTTAAGTTTACGAATATCAAATCGCTCTTCCGTTCATTGCTCTATGTTTTTATGAATTTTCATTTGATTTGTTTTCTTTTAAAATTTGTTCTTTTCTCAAACTAATATATTTATCAAAATCAGCACCTTGTCATTTATTTTTTTGCCAATATTGTGTTAGTTCGTCTAATGTTTTAATATCATCTATTTCAGATTTATAATTCAACTCTAATTCTAAAGGATTTTCTAAAGAATAATTTTCATTATCCATCTCCTCAATTTTTGTAAACATATCTCAAAAGTGCATTTTAGTAGCTTTTTTCATTACTGTTTTCATACACATCTCTTTATACCATTGTCTTCGTATATAATCAGTTTTAGCAGTTTTTCTATGTTTTTCTAATTCTCATTTATTCATAGTAGTCAAAAACTCTCATCTTTTATTTTTAATAATTGCATAAGCACCAATTATATCTTCATCTTTTTGTTCTCAAAATGGATTATTTATTTTGTGAGAATATTCTATTTTACCATTTGTTTTTCAAAAATTTATATCATCTCATTCATAAACCAATTGAATATCTATCTCACTTTCAGGATAAGCAATCAACATCTTATTTTTCAGTGATACATAATCATAAGATATTCAAGTGCTTTGTAATGTAATATGCACTCAATCAAACACTAATCATTCAGCATCAACTTTCTTAAATAATTCCGCAAACTTCTCATCACTGATATTAATTGACCAATAGTTTCTATGTTTTCAATCTTTATCTTTTTCAGTAGTCAATTTATAACAATAATTTATAAAATTATCTACATTTTGTGGATTATATCATTCTAATAATTCTTTTAATTTAATTTTATCCATTTTAATATCAATAATTATCAATTAAAAATTCTCTATACAACTGTGTCATTAATTCTGCTACCAATTCATAATCCAAATCATCATACACTTCTTCTAGATCTCAATCATTAATCTTGTATGCTTTTTCTGGATGCTTATCTTCTCGGATTTTGCAATAATATCATTCATTAAGATTTACAAATTCTTCAGGACTCATTTTAGGATTAAATTGAAAGTTGTAATCATACATTTTAATTTTAGACATTTTTTTAATAGATTAAGAATTAAATTATAAATCAGATTTGTTTTCAACATATAAGTTGTTATCTATCTCATTTATTTACATTATCAATATAAGGATTTTTTTTGAAAAATCAAGACTTTTTTTGTATTTTCTTTTTTATTTTATTATACCTAACCTTTTTTCCTCTTTTGAATTGAGTTCTTTATATGTTTTTATTATCTGTAAATAGAAGTTTTTATCTCTCATAGACCATTTTAATCATTTATTTTTAGATTTTTTTTCTAATTTTTCTTGTATTTCTTTTGGTAAATATTTTTTCCATTCTCAAATATTATCTAATTGTTGTTTATTTCATCGTGAAGTTATTGGTCGTATATTATCAATATCAAATGCAAGTTGTGCGAAATTACTTTGAGGATAGCAGTGTCATCAATTTACTTTTTTATCTAAAGGAACTCGTTTTTGTTTATCTATTACAAACACCATTATTCATTTATCAGTTTTTTTAGCTCTTACTAGTTTTGAATATTTTTGAATTTCTTTTAATGCTTTTGCTTTATCTTTTGATTTGGTTTTATCTTTTGGAATACTCCTTTTCCTTTTATGTGTTAAATTATGTAATTCAATTTCCATAAGTTTTTGATATTTTCTTTTGAAACGGTCTAATTCCTTTTTCTTTTTATCTTCTAATTTTTCTTTTCTTAAATCTAACATCTTAGAATATTTATAATCTAATTGTTTTTTTTTAATTTCTATTTTATTTTCTCGTTTTCTTTTTATTATATATTCATTTTTTATTTCCATTTTATAGATTTTCTAAAATAAATTGTTTTAGTGAAATTTTTTTACAAGATAGGCGATAATTTTCTATAATTTTCTCAATTAACACCGTATCATTTTTTAAAATCTCTATTGTTTTATCATCACACCCTATAAAATATAAATATGAAATAAAATCAAGCGAGATTTGATTTTCTGTTCTTATGATACTTAGGATTTCGTTTTTATTCATTTTAACTAAATAATTTATCTAAAAACTTATCTAATGATTTAATATATACCCATCAATACTTACCATCTATTCTAATTTTAAGATAGTTTCATTTTCTATTAAGAATTTCTAACATTTTAATTTATTATTTATTTAAAAATCTATTTTCATATATATTCCATAAATGTTTAAATCAATTTGTTTTAAATCATTTATTCTTCCTATCATTTAATATAAATCTAAGTTCTTGTTGAACATTATAAGGGTGTTTAGCTATTTCAGAAGTAATATCATCTACTTCTACTAATCTAGTACTTACATCATATTTATTAACAAGTGTATATGGAGCTACTTCAATATGACTTTCTTTCATTATTTCTCTTTTAAGAGCGTCATAATTTTCTTTAGGAAATAAATACACTTTTTCTCAATTAGGAGATTTTACAACAACTTCTAATAATTCTTTAAACTCTTTAATTGCTCACATAATTTTGTCAATCACCATGTAAAAATGTTTTTTGATAAGTTCTATTTTGTTTTTCTTCAATAAAATCTTTAGCTTTTCATAGAATAACAACAATATAAGGAACTCAATCTTTGTTTTTTTGTCTAAGTTTTTTAATTGTTAATATATTATTTTTCCAAAAATCATCTTGTTTAATAAATAAACACGAAAGTTGTATTTGTTCTAAAGTAAATCAATCTTTAATTAATTTATCAACAACTTCATATTGTTTTCATAAATAAACTTCTAATCAATCTTTTTCAATTTGATATTTTATTATTGGGTGTTCTTTATTTAAAAATTCATTTACAAAAGAATAATCAAAATTATTTTTAGGTTTATATATTATATTATCTTTAGATAATATATTTTTATTTATATTATTATATATTATATTATTATCTTTTGATTTTTCAAAAGGCTCGGTTTTTGATTTTTCAAAAGGCTCGTTTTGATTTTTCAAAAGGCATTTTCTTTTTTGATTACTTCATTGTTGTATTTCTATATATCATAATTTTGCTAATATATTTATATGTGTTGATATAGTTGTTTCATTTACTCATAGTTTTTGTCAAATATATTTATTACTTGCCCAACAATATCATTTTTCAGCACACAAAGAAGAAATATAACAATATAATAATTTTTGTTTGTCTGAAAGCTCTTTATCAAACAATATATTATTTGGCATTATTCAGTATCATTTATCAATCATTTTGTTTTCTAAATAAATAAAAACCCACATCTATTTCTAGTTGCGGGTTGTTATTGCGTATGCCTTAAATCATACAGGTTGGCTCTTGGCGTATGTCTCACCAACCCGCCAAGATTTAAGAGACAAACGCTATTTGTAAAATTAATTTCACATTTACACAATCAAATATAAACATTTTAAATCAAATTGCAAGACTTTTTTATACTTTTTTTTACCAGTTAAGCATACTGATTATTAAATTCTTTGTTTTTTGCTTTCAATTTACTGAAATATTTTCTGCTTATAGTATTAATATTAAAGTAATGATACTATATACATAAAAAACAATAAATCAATACAAATATTAAAAAAAGCTCTTGAAAAATCAGATTTTTCTCTTATATTGAACTTGATTTTAACTACTAAACTACTAAAATGAAGGTAGAGACAGTGGCAAAGCTCTCCAAATACGAGCTAAGAAAAAAGGTAGAAAAGCTATTGCATAAAGTCTCAGAGCTTGAGAAGTCTAACGAGATCCTGAGGAGTAATCTGATGGAGAAGGACAAGAAGGATGGATCAGTATTCCAGAAGTTGAGAAGTGCAAGAGATAAGTTTTTCTGAGAGGAGTAGTTTCAGAGAAGTGTAATAGATTTACTTCCTAAACAGTAAAAAGATGACTAAAAATAAATGAGGTAGACCAACAGTTATGACAGAGGAAACACTCAAAAAACTAGACTATGCTTTTTCTAATTCATTTACTGATGAAGAAGCCAGTCTTTATGCAGGAATAACCCCAGCAACATTATATAATTACTGTAATGATAACCCAAAGTATTTTGAGAGAAAGGAGCTATTGAAAAAACACCCTACTATGAAAGCTAAGCAGAATGTAGTATCAAAGCTTAATGAGAAAGATTTAGATACTAGCAAACGATATCTAGAAAGGAAAGCAAAATCAGAGTTTAGCACAAAGCAAGAAGTTGATTTAGATGGTAATTTATCTATTAAATCCATAGATATAAAGATATGAGACTAGAATTCAAAGCAACAAAAAAGCAATGAGAACTCCTGAAGTATCTATACGATGATATACATACAGAGATTTGATATTGAGGGGGAGCTTGATGAGGTAAAAGCTATTGATGAGTGTTTTGGGTCCGATCAATGTGCCAGAAGTATCCTTGAACTAGACGGTTCTTTTGAAGAAAAGAATTAACTGTTCTAAAGAGAACAACACTAAATACTTATTTTAAGTTTCTAGCAGACTATCAAATCCCAGAAGTGAATAAATGAGGATTGAATAACCAGACCAATACTATTAAATTCCCTAATTGAAGTGAAATACTATTGCTTGACCTTGCTTGGCAACCTTCCGATCCTTTGTATACTAGATTCTGATCCCTAGAATTAACGGGAGGATTCATTGACGAAAGTAATGAGATCCACAACGCTTGTATAGATATCCTAAAAACAAGAATAGGGAGACAAAAGAATAAAGAATACTGACTCAAACCAAAGCTCCTTGAGACCTTTAATCCTGATAAAGGGCATATTTACGAGAGATATTATAAACCTTACAAATCGGCAACTCTTCCGGAATATAGGATGTTTATTCCTGCACTAGCAACAGACAATCCCCACCTTGATGAAAACTATATCACTCAGCTCCAAAGAGCAGATGAAATCACAAGGCAAAGACTCTTGCTTGGAAACTTTGATTATGATGATACTCCTGGAAAGCTATTCAGATGGGATGAGATTTCAGATTTATTTACCAACAATGTAGAAGATTGAGATTATTATATCTCAGCAGATATTGCAAGACTATGAGACGATAAAACTGTAATAGTAGTTTGGAGATGACTAAAGGCAGTTCACTTTGTCTCTTATAATTGATTAACGACCGACCAAACAGTTGAGAGGATAAAAGAGCTTGAACAGAAATATAATGTCTCTAGATATAAAATCGTTATAGATAGCGACTGAGTCGGCGGAGGAGTCGCAGACCAACTTAGATGATGTGTAAACTTCTTGAATAATTGAACACCAAAAAAGACTCAGATTCCTAATAGTTATGCAAACTTAAAAACCCAATGCTATTTTGAGCTCAAACAACAGATGGAGAAAAGAACAATCAGAGTTGAAGCAGATGGAGAAGTGAAAGAATCTCTCCAGAGAGAATTAGATAATATCCTAGTAAAAGATAACCTAAAAGAACAGAAAATCAGACTAGAATCCAAAGAAGAAATGAAGAAGAGACTTGGTAATTCTCCAGACTATGCTGATGCTATAATGATGAGAATGTATTTTGTAGTTGCTAATCTGGAATGATGATCAGATCATACCGAAATATTTACTGTAGATTATAGCAGTGAGTTATACTAAAAATCACTTGCAATTTAGAAAAAAAACCTTATAAGGTAATAAATGCTTTTAGCTCCTCTAACAAAAGCAATATGGATGACTATCAAATCTTAAAACAAATTTCTGACGAATATCAATTAGGATATTCGTATGTAGAAAAACTAAGAGAAAGATATAAACAAAGACTTCTTAAATGGACTCCACAAGATAATAATAAAGATAAAATCAATATCAATTTGATAGCGAATACTATTGATGTATTGATCGCTAATTTCTGGAGTTCTTGAGTGAAGGTGAAATTTATCTCAAGGCAATGATGGATCTGACAAGAAGAAGCAGACAATCTTAATGCAGTAGCAGAGTTTGATAAAAAGGAGTGAGTCCAACAACAAGTAGAGTATCAATCAGAACAGGATTCTCTTTTCTTTTGAGTAGGAATAGTAAATAGGACAGGATTCGATAAAGTAAAAAAACATAATACTTGGAGGGCAATAAATCCTCTCTCTTGGATTCCTGATCCTTTACCTTCTCAGACAGGACAATTTGATGGCCAGAATTATAGATTCCATTGATTTATGATGCTCTCTAATGTAAGAGATATGATCCAAAGATACGGTAAAGAGAATATGGATAAATTCTTTGCGGCACAATATAACTCAGCTGAACAAAGCATAAGAGATACTTACTCAAAGAAGAATGGAGTTGGACCGATAACCTCTGATAATCTGGATAAGAATTTCTCGATAGATATTTATACTCATTATTGTATAGTAGACTGATTCAAGTGGAAGTTTGTTTTGGATTGAAAGTTATCGCATATCTTCCATAGAGAAAAGCTAGAACCAGTACTTAAAGAAGAGAAGTTGAACCCACTATTAGTTCCACGACCAATCCTTCTTAATTACTACGACCCTCAAAGGAACAGTGCATTTGGTAATAGTCTATCTGACAAACTGGAGGATAAACAGAATTGAATCAGTATTTTAGCTAATCTTAATCTTATCAAAGCAAAGAAGGAAGCTCTAGGAGGAGATTTTCTTGTAAATAGTAGGTTGATTAAAAACAAAGAGGAGCTTAAAAAGAAATCAGTAGGAACAAGATACTTATTTGTAGACGAAGCAGCAATCCAGGAACAACCATTGACAAATGCAATGTATGAATTGCCACAGAGTGCAATCAGACAAGATACTTTCGCTATGATGAACTTCCTTGCTAGTGAGGCCAATAGAGATAGTAAAATCGATAGCTTGCAACAAGGATTGGTCCCAGATAAATCGATGACTAAGGCAGAAGCTCAACAAATCCAGAGCAATGCCAACAATATTATTTCATTAAAAAACGCCATCAAGAACCGATACTACCAAGAGTTCTATCACCAACGATGGAGAGGATATTTGGAGAATTTGACTGATTGAGAGAAAAAGTTTGCATTACTTTCTTCTGATTTTGAGTGGAGAGGAACAGAGCTAAAGAAGGATGAGTTCATAACTAAGCAGATGCCTTATGTAATGGTATGAAGTGCTGAAGATATGATGGCTTTGAATGAGAACCAAAAGAATTATCTCAATCAGTTATATCCAATTATCTCTAACGACCAGAACCTCCACGAGACAAGTAAAAATATCTTCAAGAGATTAGTGTATAGAGTGAATGGACTAAAGAATAATACAATCAATGCAATCTGTCCTTATTCAACAAGCGAAAAGAGAGCAAAAGACTTTGTGCAAATGATTAACTTGGGACATAAGCCAAAGAGTCTTTTCTCTGATCCTAATGCAGACTTCTTTACTTACTGGATTTATTTACAGAAAGCAGACGATTGAGATATAAAAGACGAAGTTCTGGAAGTGCTAGGAAGAGCAATCTCAGAGATGTGATTAGAACAGCAAGCAAATATGATGATGGAGAATCCGATTGCAAATAGTGCTGCTAATATTATGATGGCACAACAACCACAACAAGACATAGTATCAAGACCAGATGCCAATAATCCTTTATCATTTAATCAATAGTAATGGCAAAACAAGAAGTAATGAAAAAAATCAAAGAGCTTATCTCTAGTCCATGATGGGAAGAGATAGAAAAAGTCCTCAAGAATAGGAGAGATGATTTTGTAGTAAAGATCCTTTATCACACAGGGATTGAGGAGAAAACTTACTCTGAAGCAGATATCCGAAGACACTATATCAGATTTATTAACTGAATCCTAGATATTCCAAATCTAGAAGTTCCTTATGAGATGGAATTAACTGAAGAGATGATCGCTAAGGATGAATGAGAAATAGATATTTGAGATGTAGATGAGCTGTTCACTACGAGAGAATAGATAATTGCACTGACAATCAGTGCATATATAGATAATGATCCCATTGTTTATATATGCCTTGATTGTGGCTCAACCAATCATTAGGCGATAAGACCTTTATCTTATAAATTCTTAACCAATGACTAACATTGAAGAAACGGAAGACATCAACCTAAACGATGTAGAAAACGAGGATGAATCTACAAATGAAGAAGATGTGGATGAGTTGAAAGCAGAGCTGGCTAAAGAAAGAGCTGAGAGAGAAAAATTCGAGGCTAGGTTCAAAAGGACAGCAAAGCAACTAAATGAGTTCAAATCTAAAGCAAAGGTAGATCTCGATCCTGAGGAGTTATTTGAAAAGAAGTTCAATGAAAAGATGTTCTTTATGAATAACCCTACTGCGAAAGAATTTGAGAAAGAAATCAAAGATGTTCAAGATTCAAGTAATCTTGGGATTGAAGATGCCTATACTCTATTCTTAGCGAGGAAACAATCCCTTGAAGCTAATAAAACTTCTCCTTGAGTCGATTGAGTGGATCAGGAGATAAAACCTAAAAAATCATTCGATGAGATGACAGAGGAGGAATTATGGGCTTACAAAGGGTAAAACCTTTTAGCTTATTTATTCTTATTAAAAATGGTAAACAACATTGAAGCTTTTAACCCACAACTGTGGAGTGCTAGAATCCAGAAAAGGAGAGAAAAACTTCTAGTATCAAAACCAGTATCTTCATTTGAAGAGCAAGCAAACCTTACACATGGGGCAAGAGTTCATAGACCTACTGCACCAGAGTTCCTTACTAATGACTATAACAAGTATGGAAATGGAGTATCAATTCAGGAAGTAAAATCTGAAGATCAGTATCTTGATGTAGATAAAGTAAAAGAAGTATCATTTTATATTGATGCTGTAGAAGATAAGCAATCAAAATATGATGCTGAAGCTGAAGCAGTAAAATCTGCTGTATACTCTATTTCTCAAGAAATGGATTACACTAGATTTAAAGAGACTATCAATGCAGCTGATTATGCAGATGCTGCAACTGCAGGAGGTTCAGCAGGTACACCTTATACACCAGCTGTATCTACTCTTACAGAGTTCATAGAAAACTCTAAAGCTAAACTCAGATTGAGTGGAGCAGAACAGGATAGAGAGTGGTATCTTGTAGCAACTCCTAAAATGGTATCTTATATTGCACAATCTTTTATCAAAGATGGATTTAATCTTGCAGATTCAGGATTGAGAAATGGATATAAAGGAGATGCTTATGGATTGAAAGTGTATGAATCTACTAATCTATTGCACGAAGTAAAATTTACTGCTGATACAATTGCTGCAACAAATACATTTGCTATCGCTGGAATTACATTTACATTTGTTTCTTCTATCGGTTCAACTGCAGGTAATGTTCTTAAGGGATCAACAGATGCAGATGCTTTGACTAATGCAGCACTTGCTGTAAATGCAGGATCAGGAGCAGGAACAAATTATATTGAGATTTCTGATGCAAATAGAGCAAAACTTAGAAAACTCGGAGTTTATGCAGTAGCTGATACTACAGCTAAAACATTGACTATCTATGCTAACGGACCATTTACTTTTGCTGGAACAGCAACAACTTTTGTTCCTGGAGCTTTAGTAGCACACTGTGAGCTTGGAAGAAAAGGAGCTGTTGATATGGTAGTTCAGATTGATCCAAAAGTTCAGAAAAATAAGGTACCTAACAAAACTGGATACAACTTTATCATATATGATCTTTACGGAGTGAAAACTTTTGACGAAGGTAAATATAGGATGTTGGATCTTAGAGTTGCTGGATAGCTTAAATAGTTATAGGGGAGTCTTTGGATTCCTCTATAAAATTTAATTTATCTTCCTAAATTCTAAGAATGAAAGTTGCAGACCTTATCAAGCAGAGCAGAATCCAGACTAATACAAGCACAGGACAAGTCTCAGATGCTGAATACCTAGAGCGATTGAATATCGTGCAAGATAATATTTTCTCTAAACTAGGAACAGTGAATAAGCTCTATGCTTGGACTTTCTATACTTCTGACTCAGTAGCTTACCAGAATGAATATACTTTAGCAAGGGAGACAATCGATCCTTCAGGAAGCTATCCAAAACTTAAAAGACTTCTCAGAGTTTTTGTGGACTATAAAGATGGATATAAGAAAGCTAAAGTTTATACTGAAGCTCCTTTTGATGTTCTGGACTATAAAGACTATAATAACCCAATAGCTATCAATATGGATGATAGTTTTTTCATTTATCCAGCACCTTATCAAAGCAAAGCAGATGCAATCAGAATTGAGGGAACATATATTCCTTACCCTTTGGAGCTAACAGATGAAGATGAGGATATAAAGCTAGCTAGAGAGTATCACGACTTGTATATCTATGGAATGAATAAGTTTGCATTTGCTAGTAAACAGCTATTTGATAAAGAGTGATTGATGGAGCAGAAATACCAGTTCAGACTGGAGCAGTTATTAAGAGAATGAGCAAGAGATATCGATAGTGCATATATGGAGCAGATTCCAGATTTATCTTATTTTGAGTAATCCGATGGCAGAAGGAAAACTAACACTAAACAATTGGACACTATGAATGTCAGCAGATGAATATACTGGTGGTAGTTTTTTGTATTCTGAATGAATAAGGGTAGATAATACAAAATGTTTCAAACTATGACAGCATATAGTAAATACGTCAATAAACAAAAGGTCTAGCTGATGATATGCAGTTGCAATGGAGCCAGTATTTCAACGAGACGAGGCTTGACGAGATTTTGTATGAATGTTATGATTTAGTGCTGATTGATATATGGAAAGTAATTGAGCTAATAGATGATCTTCTCCTGATTGAGAATTTTGATGATGAATATACAAAAGAGCTAGTTGATGATATGTAAATTGATTAGTTGTTTGAGACCAGATATTATGAATATCAAACAGTAAAATAGATAGAATAACAACAATGGATGGTTTATATGGTAGTAATATAGTAAGTAATCCAACATTAACAAGCGACACAGATTGGACTGTTTGAACTTGATGGACTACTTGAACTAATTGAGCAACGCATTCAACAGGGGTAAATACTCTAAGACAAGGATTAACTTTAACAGAATCGTCTAAATATAGAATTACTACTAAGGTTAGTTGAGTAACAGCTTGAAGTTGTGAAGTTAGATTATGAAGTGAAACAATATGAACTATAACAGCTACAACAGATAATTGGTTTATGTGAGTTGGTAATACTGGTGTATGAGATACATCATTAAATCTAACGTTTATACCAACAACAACATTTAATTGAACAATAGAGTATGTAAAAGTACAAGAATATGATAGTGCAAAATTATTACCTGATAATATAACAATAACAGATTATGCTTCACATCCAGTATGTAGAAAATGACCATTTATATATATTGGTAGTTGATCAGCAGTAGATGTAATAGACACGACAACACGAACTAAAGATAGGACAGTAAATATAATAGAGAGCGACCAAAATATAAGAGATATTACAGTATCTTGAAATAGTATTATCTTATGGACTAGTAATTGAAAAGACTCAAGACAATATTATTGGAATTGAGTAGACGATGTAGCTGATGAAGTTATAGAATGGAACTCAAACAATATAGCTTGAGTCGCTTCTGACGAAACAAAAAATTATGTAATAACTAGTAATAACTATAATAGAGATTGTTATGCAGTTTCTTGATACCAAAGACAAAATATAGCAAGGAGTGTATTTAATTGAAGAACAATAGAATGGGGTAGAGAACCATATAACATAAATAAAAAATATAATTTCAATATAACTAGAACAAATCAAGCAATGGTATTAAAAGACACATTATATGTGGTTGCTTATGGTTGAATATACTCATATTGAAGTGAAGTTGTTGGTATACAACCTAATTGGAATAAATCGATAAAAACATTAGCTAGTACAACAATATATGCTTTGCAAACTATGTATGCTAGGTTATATTTTTCTAATAGAATAAGTTGAGAGAACTTTATATCTTATGCTTATTCTCCTGAATATTGTTCTAATTGATATCTAGTAACTAATACTATATTATGGGATAATCTATCAAGCAGGAAAAACCTAACTAAACTAAAAATAGGATTTAAGAATATTAAAAAAGATTATGGCAATATAAAGGTATATGCTATAGTAGATGATGACTATTTTTGGAGATACCAAGTAACTAGCGTAACAACACGACCTAGTATATGAGATAAATATAATGTATGAACTAATACAGTTTGAGAGATTATAGCAATAGAGAATAATTGAACAACTGGAGTAATAACATTCAAAACAACAGAAAATACAGCTAATTATCCTTGAAACTATTTAAGCTCTATAACTAAGGTAACAGGGTCAGGACAAGCGACAATAAGTACAGGGAGATTATTTGATAATATGTGTTTATTAAAAACAATAGAGTCTGATTATCAAGAATATGGAGATGATTTAATATTTAGTAAAAACTTTATTGATGCACATATGCCAGACCGACACAAATTACAGCTGGTTATTGAATTAAATAGTAATAATAGCAAAGTTAGTCCTGAAATATATGATGTAAGTATTTTATCTGATATAGCAGATGCAGATGTTTAGTTTATTATTAACCATATTATTTATGACAAAGAGCATAAAGATAGAAAACCCACAGCAACCGCTTGTTCCTTTAGAGATGTCTGAAACAATATCTTGAATAGGGTATGTGCAAAGACCTATAAACCAAAGAACACAGGTAAGGAATGTTTATTTAGATAGTGTGAGATATACAAACGACGAAAATGTACCAGCAGATTATTTATGGCAGCCTACAACACTTACATTCACAAATTTATCATCTAAGTTGCATCGGACAACCACAACATCTCCAGCGAAAATCATTATACCACAAGATTGAACATATCTAATATTTGTTTCTTATTATGTCTCAAGAGTTGAACCAGTTTGAGCTACTTGAGAGATATGATTATATGCAGATTGAGAAATGTGAGATGTGGCAACTAATGGATGAAAAATGACATCACTTAAATTAAATTTTGTTAAGAACTATAAGAAATGAGATGAGGTGTGATTTTATATAGAAAACTGATTAACTTCTGTTTTAGAGTGATACCTACAAATAACTATAACCAAACTATCGTAATTTAACAACTAAAAATAACTAAATGGCTACAATAAATGAACAGCTAATCAAAGCATATCAAGGTATGACAGCAGAGCAACAAGCTAAGATTTATAGTGCTTGAAATTCACAAGTTAAAAGTATTATAGATGCTTATAAATCAACACAAAATAACACAGCACAGCCACAACCAGTAGCGAAACCAACGACACAACAAATGGTACAAACAGCAGAGCAAGTAAAAGCTAAGTTAGACCAAGCAGTAGCAAGTGGTGCGACTTCTCAAGCTAATGCTACAAAAGCATATAATACTTGGCTATCACAATATAACACAGCACAGCCACAACCAGTAGCGAAACCAACGACACCACCTGCTACAGCCACACAAACACCTAGTGCTACTACTCAGCAGTGAAGACCAGAACTGCTCCCAGAATCTTACTATAAAGATGATTCTGATCAAAGACAGAGAGGAATAGTTGCTAATCTTAATGAGGCAGTCTATCTGAATCCTCAAAGTCTATCAGATTACAATACTTTTGCTAATTACTACAACTATGAAGGGAGATCTGATCTACAAAAACAGACTTTAGATAACCGATACTTGTGATACCAAAAATCTCAAGAGTATTCAACTAAAAGTGTGAAAGAACTCCAGTCTTTGTATAATGCTAATGTAATAAGCCAGAGTGATTTATCTCTCCTGAAAGTATATGATCCTAATAAGTATAATGAGCTGAACTCTCTTATCTCTAAGACAGCAGATCTCAAAACTTATGCAGACCAACTCTCAGGAACTGAGATAACTACTCCTACCAATCCTTTCCAGTGAATTATTGATAACTTTGTGCAGTGATTACAGTCTTTTTCTCAAACTAATTTCTATGATGAGTATAGAGATACAATCAACTCTCCTGCATTGAAGCAGAAAAACCAAGAGATAATCGCAGAGCAAGCAGAGATGGATAGGTTGGACTTGCTAATCAATAACAAAAGAAAAGATGTAGAGGAAAGATATGCAGGAACTGGGGCTACTAAAAGTAAAATCGCGGCAATCATTGCAGATGAGACTTATGAATTACAGCTAGATAAAGCAAATAGAGCTATAACCCTGAATGCAATGGTAAATAGCTATAATTCTGAGCTAGGGAATGCAAGAGAGGAATTAAGTCTTAGGCTTGAGGAATATAATATGAATATGCAACAAAGACAAATGCAGATGAAAGAGCTTTGATTCGCTATGGAGTTGATGAATTTTGAGACCAATGCACAGAGAGATGAGAGAGAGTGGAATAATTTTATAAGGCAACAGGAATATCAGAATTGAGATATTTTCTCCAATGATCCTAAAGTAAGGAATAAAGCTATAGAAAAAGCAGTAGATACTGTGTTGCAAGAGTTTTCTGGGATACCTATGATAAGAAGTAGGGAACAGATGGTAGAGGATATTACAGTGCTTGTAAATGGAGGTATGAGTCTATGAGAAGCTATAACAGAGAATATAAGAAAACCTATAATGGATAAGCCTGAATATAAGAAATGGGTAAATGATAAATTTTGAATAGATACAAGCAAAAACTTAGTAAATATATGATGAGTAGATTATCTTATGGATGAACAAGGTAATTTTTCACTACCTACATTACCTTGAGTTTGATTAGATTTATGATTTATACAAGCTTGAGATTTGAGTTGATTAGCTAGTCAATATCCTTGAGAGGCTAGTTTCAAAAACAATAACCCAGCTTGAATAACTTGGGGTGTATCTGACGACCTTAAAAAGTTATGGACTAATGCTGGGATTAACTTCACTAAATGAACAGCAAGACCAGCTAATGAGTGATGAGCTTATGTAAAATTTGATACAATAGAGGATTGAATGAAAGCATATGATATAGCAATGACACAAAGACGAGGTAATGCGACGGTAAAGACATATCTCAATTGATGGGGTACTTGAACTGTATGACTACCTGAGAATATCTTAAATAAGAAAGTAAAAGATTTATCAGCAGAAGAAAAAAAGACAGTACAAAACGCACAAATCAAAAAAGAAAGCCCTTGATTATATAATTATTTACAAGGACAAACTACAGGACAATGGATGACAGATTGACAAAGTAATATTGTAAAGAGTTGATTATTTGATGCTACATTTGAAACATACTTTGAACAACACAAAAAGATTACATCATTAGGCACAGAGAAAGATAGACAAGCAATATTTGCTAGTATGTGAATAAGTAGTTATACAGAGTTCCAGAGGTTAGCTAATGAACGAAAATTAAATAAACCAGCCGACCAAAGAACTATACAATTATTAGAAAAATTAGACAGTTTGGAAAAATGAGTTAAGACGTTCTGACCAAGATCATTAGAAGTTAGTCTAAATCCAGACTTAAAGGCTGATTATAATTTTATTAAGAGTAATTTAAGTCTTGAATCATTACAAGCTGCTAAAGCTAAATGAGCTACATTCTGAGCATTATCTGACGCAGAATGGAAAATATTATCAGCCGCAGCAACAGCGCTTAATCCACGATTGTCTGCTGAGAAATTTCAATCAGAAATACAGAATATTAGAAATCAAATATATGAAAACTATCCATCACTAAGAACACAAAACACACCACAAACAATTGATAGTAATAAATACTTCTGAAATCTAGTAAATAATCAATGAGCTGGTAACTTACAAGACAACGACATATCATTTATTTTATGATACTAAACCTAATGAATATGCAATTCTGATTTCAACCACAGATGCCACAACAAAAAGTAAATCAATTTCCTTGATTAGATGATGAACAAGTGAAAAGATTGAAACAGGTAGTAACTCAAATGTGAGTTACAGATATTTACGAAAAACAAAGAAAGGAACAAGAACTTTACAGACAAGCTATAGAAGCAAAAAAGCAACAAGATTGATTTACACAAAGACAAGCAGTAAAAAATGATATTTATTCAAAATCTTTAGATGAAAAAGACCCTGTTAAAAAGACAGTTATCCAAGCACAAGTAAGGATGGAAGATTTAGCTGATATAGTTAAACAGAAATACAATCTACAAGCAAACGCACCAACTAACGAGGTATTGCAATGATTTTCCAAAATGTTAGCAGACCAATGAGTTGATCCGAAATTAGCAGACGATTATCTTAACTGAAGAAGTGAAGAGCTACTATATGTAAGTGGGTTGAAAGAAAGACCAGTAATGCAACAAGAACAACAATCATCTGATTTACAAACATTTCTTACTCCTATGGCATCATTTTTACAATGAGCTAGTGATGTATGACAAACATTAGTATGAAAGCCAATAGATTTTTTACTTAAAAACACCTTAAAACTATTCTGAGTGTCTGATGAAGAATTAGCACAAGTTGAGGCTAGGTTTTGAAAGTCTACTGAATGAGATATAACACCATATTTATGACAATCTTGACAAACTTGATGAGCTAAACTTATAAGAGGATGATGAAAAATAGCCTGAACAGCAGCACTTACGGCTTGATTACCTCTATGATGATGAATATGAATATGAGCTAAAGTAAGTTGAAAAGAATTAATAAAGAATGTCGCATTAAGAACATTAGTAGAATGATGAAGATGATTAGCAGAAACAGCTACATATAATATGGCTAGTACTTGAAAGGCTTGAGATCCTATAAATTTATGATTATGAGCTTGAATTTGAGCTGCTATATGATGACCACTATCTTTATTGGGTAGTAGAGTTATAGCTCCTTGAGTGTCAAAACTAGCTAACAAATTACAGTTATCTTGATTATTAAATAGAACTAGATTAGATAGATTACAAACGATATTAAAACAATGATGATCAGAGGATCTTGCAAAATGAAATGCTGAGGATGTAGCTAATTGGATGTTCCAAAGAGAAATTAAATGAACAAAACAACAAATAATAAATAAACTTGATGATATAGCTAATTGAAGTATGGAGCTATTAGATGATGCTTTAGTAAATAGTACAACAAAACATAATCCAGAATGATTAGTAGATATGTTAAATGTATTAAAATCTGAATATGAATGATGAATATCTGCTACCGTAAAGAAGAAGGCTTGAAATATAGATATATTATTAAATAAACTAGATACTGAATGATGATTGACATTAAAAGAGATAAACGAAGTTAAAAAGATGATAAATAAAGACTTAGCACCATATACGGCTAGTGGTAAAGTAAAGTTATCAAAGGAAGATATAGCGGCCGCTAATAGACAACTAAAAACATATATAGAATGAGCAGTAGAAAAAGAATGATTAAGTGCTATATGAGTAAGGATGTTAAATAATGAATATGCTATGGCTAATTCAATGAAACAAGCTATATCAGAGAAACTTAATACTGATATGATATGAGAAATATTGAGTTTTGTAAGTAATAGATGATGAACAAGTGTGTGATGAGCATTATTATGATCGCAAGTATGACCATTTAATAATGATAGTATAGAATGAAAATTAGGTAATATAGTATTTTGATTTGCTGTTGGTAGATTCTTATGAAGTACACAAGCGAAGACATTTACTGCTTGATTATTAAAGAAACTGAATAGTACACAAAAAGCAGAAATATTAAACTACATAAATAAACCAAAATCAGTAAAGTTAAGCGATAAGACATCAAAAATACTTTTAAATGAATTAAATAAAATAGATGACTCTATTAATTTGCCTAATAACATTTATGACGATGTGAATAATATTAATGTATGACCATCAGTAAAATCACAGTCAGAATCAATCCCACAGATAAAGGCTACAGTGAAAGCTACTGATGAAGCATTATTAAAAGAAGCTAGGAAGTACAAGAGTGCTGATGATTTTATAAAGAGTAAAGAAAAAGTATATCATTGAACTAATGCTGAATTTGATAAGTTTGATGCCTCTAAACAAAACGCTTGACGACTATCTAAGTGAGATTACTTTACTACAAACAAAGATTGAGCTAAGGGATTTTGAAAAAATATAAAAGAATGATACTTCACATTAGATAATCCTTTGAAATTAAAAAGCGATATAATAAACAAGGATTGAACTATATCTTTTGCTAAAAGTACGAGGGAACAGATATTCGATAAGTTTCCAGAAACAAAAAATATAAAATGGGAAGATGTGTCAGATTATCTAAAGAAAAAATGATACGATTGAATAGATAATTGAGAATATAAGGTAGCGTTTGATTGAAATAAAATCAAAACAGAATCACAACTCAAGCAAATCCGAGAGGAAGCAAACAAATAAAATTTAACCTCTAACCAAACCCAATGCCTACACTACGAAACAGCAGAACTCCTCCTAAAACTGATTGGAGTGGGAGAAGAAACCTGTGGGACTATTTCCTGGACTATCTCAAGTGATTCCGAACTGATTGAAGTGAGGTATTTATCTGTGATGAGGAGGGGAATAGAATAGTAATAAATTCTGACTCTTGATTTAAGAAAATGCACGAATACTCTGAATACAGAGAGAGAGAGAGAGTATAGATACTGATTGGAAAACGAGAATACCTATTTAATTTATAATTTATAAAACAATGGCTGATAAAAGATTCCCAATAGACTACCAACAAAAGACCGATCCAATGGTAGAGGATGATGTGGTGATGCTCTCAGATAGTGAGGATTTAGGGAAGATTAAGCGAGTAAAGCAGAGTCAATTCAAATGAGATACTGGAGCAAAGATAACCAGTGCAACAATCTCTGGAGATGATATAGTTTTCTCTTTGGATGATTCAAGCACAGCTACACTAATTGATGGAGCTAAAGACTTGAAAGGTAAAGACTGAGATGAAGTAGAGCTAAGGGTAGACTCTAACAACATAGAGTGGAAACTATCACAAGATATAGCACGAACAGTACTTACTCCTCTTTCTGCCATAAAAGGTGATACTTGAGCTAAGATTGTTTGAGCTGATTGGGATTGAAACAATATGAAATTTACTTTAGATGACTCAAGCACAGTGTCTTTAGTAAATGCTAAAACAGACCTGAAGGGAGATACTGGTAGTACTTG